GTGGTAGGAGACTGTTATGTGGACTAAACCTTTGTACGAAAATGTGCGGTTAGGCTTTGAAATTACTATGTATTTTAAGACTCGCTAGGAGAACATCATGGCAGGTTGCAAAACAAAGCGGTACAAAAAAGGCGGCAAGCTGGGAATGAGCGCTGGTTTCCCCGACCTAAACAATGACGGCAAAGTTACTCAAGCTGATGTGTTGAAGGGACGAGGCGTGGGCAAGATGAACATGGGCGGCTCGGTCATGCAGTACAAAGCTGGTGGCAAAGTACGCGGTGCCGGTATGTGCAAGAGGGGCGTACGCCCCTGCAAGATGCGCTAAGGAGAATTATTATGGCTGCTGGTGGAAAGAAAAGAATTGGGAAAAAACGTAAAAAAGACAGGACTTACCCCTTAGGTCCATCAGGTCCATCAGGTCCATCAAAACTAAGGACTGCGCTTGAACGCACGTCTCCTAAGTCTGCTGCGGCCCTTAAGTCCTTAGAAGCTAGACAAGAAGATTTGTCACGCCGTAACGCGATCCGTGACGAGTTTGGCGCTAAGCTAGACAGACCTAATTTTGAAGTGGTTGATAGGGATACTGGAAAAAGAATGACTGGCCTTAAAAAAGGCGGCTGTGTTGGTGACGGCTGTGCTATCCGAGGTCGAACTAAGGGTACAATGCGATGATGAAGTGCAGAGGCATGGGCAAAATGAAGCCCATTACGTTTAAGAAGGGCGGCACGGTCAAAGACGACTGCTACCGCAAGGTGAAGGCATCGTACAAAGTCTTCCCTTCTGCGTACGCCTCGGGTGCTATAGCCAAGTGCAGAAAGAAGAAAGCCAGTGGCCGTTCGTAAAACCGAGAAGGGCAAGGCCCTAAAACGGTGGTTCAAAGAGGACTGGAAAGACGTCAAGACAGGCAAGGCTTGTGGACGTAAAAAGGGCGATAAGCGGGGAACCCCGTACTGTAGGCCCACAAAGCGGGTCTCTAGTAAAACGCCTAAGACCTCTGGTGAGATGACAGCGGCAGAAAAGAAGTCCCGTATAGCGCAGAAGAAGCGCCTAGGGCAACCGGCAGGTAAACCTAAGCGTGTAGCATCGCTTAAAAGGAAGAAGAAATAATGGCTAAGGGCGTAAACCACTACTTTAAAGACGGTAAAACGCACCGAGGGGGCACGCACAAACACCCCGACGGGACTGTAATGACAGGCAAAACGATGTCAGCTAAGTCCGCAAAGTTATTTCATTACAAAGATTTATCTAAAACTGCGCAGAAGAAAGCGCGGGAAAGTTGGGGTAAATAATGGCTACATCTGGCACAGCTACATTCAACATGGACTTCACCGAGATTGCGGAAGAAGCGTGGGAGCGTGCCGGTAGAGAAATGCGTTCTGGTTACGACCTGCGCACTGCTCGTAGGTCTATGAATCTGTTGACTATTGAGTGGCAGAACCGTGGTATAAACATGTGGACTATCGAGGAAGGTACAACAAACCTCGTAACAGGCACAGCCACATACGACCTGCCCGCCGACACAATAGACCTTTTAGAGCACGTTGTACGCACAGGCGATGGTAGTGTAACTACTCAGTCTGATCTAAACATCACGCGTATCAGTGTCTCTACCTACTCAAGCATACCCAACAAGCTAAGCCAAGGTCGCCCTATACAGCTTTATGTAGACCGTGGGCAAGCTAACCCTTCGGTTACTGTGTGGCCTGTACCAGACCAAGGTACTGCACTTGCACCGTTTTACATACTTAAGTACTGGCGGATGCGCCGTATACAAGATTCTGGGACAGGGGTTAATACCGCCGACGTTAACTTCCGTTTCTTGCCCTGCCTCGTTGCAGGGCTTGCATATTATATAGCTCAAAAAGACCCTGAATTGATGCCTCGTATTCCTATGTTACAGGCCGAGTACGAGCGTCAGTTTGAGCTAGCAGCGGGTGAAGACAGGGAGAAAGCAACGCTTAGCTTGGTGCCCCGTATAAGCAGCATAAGGTAGACTTATGAGCTATAAATACGCCTCGGGACAAAAAGCACTAGCGATCTGTGATGTCTGCGGTTTTCAGTATAAACTTAGGCAGCTCAAAGAGTTAGTAGTGAAGGGCAATAAGACCAACTTAAAGGCGTGCCCAGAGTGTTGGAACCCAGACCAACCGCAGCTTATGCTAGGTGAGTTTCCGGTAGATGATCCACAAGCTATACGTGACCCGAGACCGGACTCAGCAGAATTAGTAGCAAGCAGAGACATACAGTGGGGTTGGGACCCAGTAGGGTTAACTGATCCTTTTGGACTTACACCAGACAATTTGGAAGGGACAGGCGTCGTAGGACAAGTAACGGTCACTACAACCTAGGAGACAGAAATGAAAATGAAGTCACGATCAAACGTAAAAGTACCCAAGGTCATCGAGTTCCCGAATGAGCCTACAATGTACAAAGTAGATACTTGCAACCAGCCGCCTAAAGACATGAAGACTAGCGGTGTTAAGGTTCGCGGCGTAGGTGCAGCTACTAAGGGCACTATGGCCCGAGGCCCAATGGCTTAAGGAGTAGCAGGTGAATTACACCGAGCTTAAGACAAACATTGAGGACATTTGCGAGCAGTCGTTTACGGATGCCCAGCTTGCTATGTTTACTGAACAGGCCGAGCAGAAGATATATAACACTGTTCAGATTCCTGCGCTGCGTAAAAACCAGACGGGCAACCTGACAACAGGCAACAAGTATTTGGTGTACCCTACGGACTTCTTGTACACGTTCTCTTTGGCGGTTATTGATGCTCAGGGCAACTACACATACTTGCTGAATAAAGACGTTAACTTTATTCGTGAAGCGTACCCCGGACCAACAAGTACAGGTACGCCCGTACACTACGGAATTTTTGACGACACCGCGTTTATCATAGGCCCAACGCCTAACGCAGCGTATGAAGTAGAGTTACATTACGGCTACTACCCCGAGACTATTGTTACTGCGGGTACTACGTGGCTTGGCGATGAGTTTGATTCTGCCCTGCTTAACGGCGCTTTAGTCGAAGCAATACGTTTTATTAAGGGCGAACCAGATATGGTAGCCTTGTACCAGAAGATGTATGTAGACGCTATGGCGTTATTAAAGAACTTGGGCGACGGAAAGATGCGGGAAGATATGTACCGCTCTGGTCAACTTAGAATAGAACCGCGTTAATTTAAGAGGAAACACAAATGGCTATTTCACAAGCTATGGCTACATCATTCAAAGTTCAAATCCTTGGTGGAGACTTTGATTTCAGCAGTGGCACGTCACAGGTATTTAAGATTGCTCTGTTCACTAGTTCAGCCTCTCTGGACGCGACTACTACTGCGTACGCAACAACTAATGAAGTGGCCGGAACGGGCTATGTGGCAGGCGGCAATACGCTGAGTATATCTGCAAACCCTGCGTCGAGCGGCACTACAGCGTTCTTGGACTTTGCGGATACTACGTGGTCTACCGCGACTATTACGGCTCGCGGTGCGTTAATCTACTTGGCTAACGGCGGCACTAACCCTGCTGTTGCGGTTCTAGACTTTGGTGCGGACAAGACCTCGACTGCGGGCGACTTCACTATTGTCTTCCCTGCTGCTGATGCAAGCAACGCCATAATCCGCATTGCCTAAGAGGTCTAAATGGCCTCCTCTACGGACTATATAGGCTGGGGTTCTGGCCCGTGGGGCCGAGATAACTGGGGTTCTAGTACCACTACGATTTTTGTCGATGGTGTTGCTGGAACATCGGCGCTCGGCAGTGAGAGTGTTACCGCTGGAGCCACTGTACAGGCTGTGGGGGTTTCGGCCACGGGTTCTGTAGGTTCCGTAGCTATTGCGATAGGGCAAACTGTTCAGGTTACCGGGCTTAGCGCTACTGGAGCACTGGGAACTTCTACGGTTGAAGCCGATGCTAACACAGAGGTTACGGGTGTTGCGGCCACTTCTGCATTAGGCAACGTTGCGGTTGAAGCCGACGGTGCGGTTAACGCTTTAGGTAATGCGGCCACCGGTGAGCTAGGCTCTGTAGTAGTTAGTATCGGTAGGATCGTTAATGTTACGGGCGTAGAATCCACGGGGGCTGTAGGCACGGCAGTAGCCCAAGCTGGCGCTATAGTTAATGTTACAGGAGTAGTAGGCACCGCCACCCTCGGTGAAGAAAGCGTAACTCTCGGAGCAACAGTCAGCGCCACGGGGGTTCAATCTACAGGCCAAATTGGTACTGTTAGTACCCAGACAGACAACATTTTAAACGTCACGGGGCTGCAAGCAACTGCTCAACTCGGTACAGCAACAGCAGAAGCAAGCGCTCTTGTTAACGTAACAGGCGTACAGGGCACTACCGCACTAGGCGAGACCCAAGAAACGGGAGGAGCTATAGTATACGCCATTGGCGTACAGGGCATAGGTGCCGTAGGTAATGTGTTAATATGGAGCAACATCGTTCCAGATCAGAACCCGAATTGGGTAGACGTAGACGATAGCCAAACACCAAATTGGACGGAGATAGCCGCGTGATTAAATTAAACGAAGCAGTACAGTTGGGCGATGCCATAGACCCCAAGCACGAAGTACAAGTAGTTTGTTCCCATTGCGGCTACGACCTTGACGAATCTGAGCTATCAGCCGATACTTGTTCGGACTGTGGCGAGACCCTAAATTTGCGTCAGAATACAAAGATTTACGCAACCACAATCCCTGCTGCCGGTGGCAGCACACTAGTATAAATACTGGAGAACCCAAATGGCGACTTATGTAAATAATCTCCGGCTCAAAGAGATCACCACAGGTGATGAGGACGGCACTTGGGGCACCAGTACCAATACTAACCTTGAGCTGATTACCGACGGTTTTAGCTACGGCACAAAGCAAATGTCGGCGAACGCCAACGAAACCTTCACAATGCCTGATGCTACGGCGGACGCGACTCGCGGGTTCTACTTAAAGATTACCTCTGCTGTTTCATTGACAGCTACCCGCGAAGTTACCCTTGGTCCAAACACCATTTCTAAAGTGTGGTTGATAGAGAACGCTACTACCGGCAGCCAGATTATTACGATCAAGCAGGGTTCAGGTGCTACGGTTAGCGTGGCTAGTGGCTCTAAGGTAATGATCGTCACCGACGGTGCGGGCGCAGGAGCTGCGGTTCTTAATGCTAACCCCACCGAAATCGGTGGTACGGTAACAAGTGTAGGCGGTACGGGCACAGTAAACGGCATCTCACTGTCTGGCACGGTGACTAGTTCTGGCAACCTAACCCTTGGGGGCGCTTTAACCGGTGTAAACCTCACGACTCAAGTTACAGGCACGCTTCCCGTCGCTAACGGCGGTACAGGCGTTACTTCATCTACCGGTACAGGCTCCGTTGTTCTGTCTACCAACCCGACTTTTGCGGGTCTTAATACCACTGCGGACATGAACTTTGGCGATAACGACAAGGCTCTCTTTGGTGCCGGGTCTGATTTGCAGATTTATCATGATGCTAGTAATAGTTACATCGACGACGCCGGTGCAGGTTCGCTACTTATTCGCGGCACAAACTTGCAGCTACGCAGCTACACCACTAATGAAAACTTCTTTACAGGCACTGAAAATGGTGCAGTTAGCATATATTATGACGGCGCAGCCAAACTCGCCACAATTTCCACAGGCATCGACGTAACAGGCACGGTGCGATCCGACAGCCTCTCCGATGGCAGTGGTGTAGGTAAGATCAGCTACGACTCTAGCACCTTCTTCTCCGGTGCGTTCTCAGACGAAGTAACCGCTTTGGGTAACACTGGAACAGCGGTAACGATTGACTGTGACGATGGTAACGTATTTACTGCGACCCTAACTGGTAATGCCACTATTACTTTGGCTACACCTAACAGCACCGCTAATAGAGCAACTTCGTTTACATTGGTTCTTACTAACGACGCTACGGCAAGTCGAACAGTTGCTTTTGCGGGGGGAACCTTTAAGTATCCGGGCGGTTCAGTTAGCCGCACTACCGATGCTAATGCTACAGACATTTGGTTCTTCTTTTCTCCAGACAACGGAACAAATTGGTATGTAAGCATACCCATGAAAAACTTATCATCTTAATTTAAGACAGCCTAGGAGGCTACTAAAATGGCACTAACAGCAGAACAACAAGCAGAAGTAGATTTACAAGAAGCTATGCGCTCAGGCGACAGAGAGCAAGAAGCAAAGCGAGTTAAGCTTGAAGCTCTTCGTATGGCTAAAGAGATTGTGGTAGAAAACCGTCGCACGCAAAGCGCGGCTGAAGCTACTGATATAACCGCCGAGTCGATACAAGCTATTGCAGACAGCCTAACCACTTACGTTAACTCGTAGTATGGAAGCTTACGCTTACTTTTCTTCCCCCATATACCGCGAAGAGCGGCCAGAGTGGGTAGAAGAAACGCTAAAGCATACGCAGAAATACTACGACGAAACGCAGTCGGGAGTGGTTAAACATACTAGGCCTATGGCAAATGACTCTGACCTTGAGTACTTAGCGTCTTACTTTCGGGATAAGGGTGTTAGTATTTTAAAGGATCAGGGGTATTTAACAGACGAGTACGAGTTTTACGTTTCTGAGATGTGGGGTCAGGAGTTTGCTTGCACGGGCAGTAACATTATGCATGTTCATGGGGATAGTCAAATATCTGGTTTTTACTTTATGGAAGTCCCAGAAGACGGTTCCTACCCTATATTTGACGACCCGAGACCGGGCAAACGCATGGCAGACCTGTGGACATCGCCTAGCGACGAAGTAACAATGGCAACACCGCAGGTACACTTTAACAACGTGCAGGCGGGTACAATGATGTTATTTAACTCGTGGCTACCGCACATGATTACACCAAACCAATCTAATAACCCGACAAAATTTGTGCATTTTATTTTGTCGCAAAGAAAAAGGTTTATTTAATGCAGCATTTGCTGACGCCGTATTCAAGGGTAATAAAGCCGTTTGCTTGGTGGGAAGGTGCGTTTACCGAAGAACAGCTAGATTGGTTACAGCAAAAAGCTAAAGAAGCCACAAAAGAGGCCGCAGTTGGCGGGGGCGGTAGTGGAGAAGTTAACGACCAAATAAGAAGTTCTGAGATTAACTGGCTACATAAAGATATAGAATGTGAGTGGATATTTGGAAAGTTAAGTCACATTGTTTCTAGTTTAAATGCAGATTATTTTGGGTTTGATCTGACTGGGTTTGGAGACGCTTTGCAACTTACAAACTACCACGAAGCTAGACAAGGACACTATAAATGGCACCAAGATTTTGGTTCGTCTGGGGTTTCGAGAAAGCTTTCTTTGGTTTTACAGCTATCCGATCCTAATGATTACGAAGGTGGAGAACTCCAACTACTAACTACAGGACAGCCCACTTCGATTCATAAAAAAAGAGGGCTTATCACAGTGTTTCCTGCTTGGACATTGCATCAGGTGACTCCCGTAATTAAGGGAACAAGGCAAACACTAGTTACGTGGATTTCGGGACCTGCTTTTAAATGAACTCAGAATATAAAGATTTTATTGGTGTATTTTCTGAAGTTTACCCTGACGGGTTTTGCGAGCATTTAATAGCTGAGTTTGAGCGCAATCAAAATTTAGGGGTGGGAGTTAATAGACAAAAAGGCGAAGGCGCGGTTAAACACGTCAAGAACGACTATCAAATTTGTTCTAACGGGAAAAATGTAAACTTTGATGGGTTTAACGGACAGCCCACTATAGATATGTTTTTTAACGGCCTTCAGGAATGTTTTAAAGAATATACAAACGAGTTCTCGTGCCTACAAAACACAGACATAAGGTGCAACAACATGAAAATGCAAAAGACCTCTACCGGAGGCGGCTATCATGTTTGGCATGGTGAACAAGGTAACGGAGAGCAAGCAAATAGGGGTTTAGTTTATATGCTTTATCTTAATACACTACCTCCAGAAGCTAACGGCGAGACAGAGTTTTTATATCAACAGAGACGAATAAATCCTGTTGGAAATACTATGGTATTGTGGCCCGCCGCGTTCACCCACGCACATAGGGGTAACCCCGTTTACGGCGACCACACTAAATATATTGTTACAGGGTGGTTTTACCACGAGTGAGTAGATTATGCCTATAGGTACTAGTAAAGCAGGCTTGTTAGGTGCGGGCGTAGTCCCCGGCGGCAGCCAAGTATTCAACTCTTCGGGAACTTTTGTTGTCCCTGCGGGGGTTACTTTAGTTAGTGCTTCGGGTTTGGGCACCGCAGGTAATTCCGGAAACGCAGGTAGTGCGGGCGGCTTAGGCGCAGGGGGTTCTGGAGGTGCGGGAGGTAACGCAGGAAACTCCGGCCTACCAAGTACGTATCGAACAACTACTTCGTCTAATCCGGGCGGATCAGGAGGTTCCGGAGGGGGAAGTGGACCTTCCGGTAATCCGGGTAATGCCGGTACAGCTTCGTCTGCGTTTTGTTTGAATTTCCCCGGAGGAACTGCGGGAACTGGCGGAAACGGTGGGGCAGCCGGAGCCAGTGGTAATTCCGGAACTGCGGGAACTTCAGACAACAGCGCCATTGCCGTCCCGTGTAACTTCCCTACTCCGACTCTACAAACCATTTCAGGCGGTGGCGGTGGCGGCACTACGGGTGGCGGCGGTGGCGCGAGTGCAAGAGCGCGCACCATCCCGTGTCCTTGTACGACCATTAGGTCAATATATGTAATGGCCGGTGGTGGCGGCGGTGGGTCCGGAGACACAAACAGCGGCAGTACCGCTTCAAGCAGTTTTGCTGCGGGACTATTTCAACAAACAGCGCCGGGAGGCACCGCAGGTGGTGGAACGGGTGGCAGACCAAGCTATAGCTACGGGCAAACGCCCGGTGGAGGTTCTACTGGTTTAAGCAGGGCGGGAATAGCCGGCGGGGCAGGTTCAAGCGCCTCATCTCCGGGAGCGGGCGGTGGCGGCGGCAGTGGGGGGACGATGTTTTACGGCCTTCAGTCTACTAATGTTCAAGCTACTGCGGGAAGCGGTGCCGGTGGTGGGGGCCGTGGGAGTGCAGGTAATCCGGGTAATCCCGGCAATGCCGGGGCCTCTTCAAACCCTACAGTTCACAATTGCGTTAGCGTAGTTTCAGGAGCTTCGTACCCAGTAACGGCTAACGCCCCCGTAACTATTTCATGGGACCCACAATAAGTATGAACCAAGAAGACCTTGATAGTGCGATGAAAGAGCATCATTTAAAGCAACAAATACGCTCTTTAGAGGCTAATAAAAATAGAGCGCAGTCCGTCAGTATTGGTATGTCGGGTTCTGGCACGACAGAAATAACTATGCGGGGAGAAGACGGCACGTTTTTATGGAATATATATCAACCCGTTCAAGTAACAGAATTTATACATCAACTAGCCGCTAGTATAGGTTGCCACATACACATTCAACCTAGAAAAGATTTTGGTAGTTGGAGAGAATGGAACGAACCTACGGAGCAAGAGCAGTTACACTTAAATGGTTTTCCTCCTTTTGCCCAACAAAGCGTAGGACATGAAAAAATAGGTTTGATACCTCAAAATGCTCCGCAAACTAAGGAGAAAGAGAATGTGGCAACTAAAAAGGCTGTCAACAAACGAAGCACTAAGCGAAGCAGGACCGCTTCCAAATAACTGGGGTCCTATATTTGGCTTGCATGGGTTCCAAGAAAAACTTGGTGACTTGTCGTGGCTAGGTCCTTCCTATGCGGATAAGGGGTGGGTAGAGCTAACTCAAGAAGAGCAGGAAGCCCTAGAGACTGCCGCCGTCACAGCCAAAGTTCAATCATTGAAGACTGAGACGGAAGAAAGGCTAACAACCTCAGGCCTTACGGTAGAGCTTAAAATAGCTTTGAATGAATATCTATTAGCCCTTGACAGTGTTTGTTTATGCCCAGACTTTAGCTGCGACCCAAAGTTCCCGGTAAAGCCTTAGTTTATGGAGATTAGTGGATATAGAGTTAAGAATCTATCTTACATAACCATAGACAACTTTTTCACTGCCGAAGAATTAAAAACAGTTACCCAAGAAATAAAAGACCTAAAAAGATTTAGTCTCTCTGCCGAAAAAACTGGCACGGCAATAAACGAAGTCAACAGTTTAAAGAAAACAGGGACGGGATTATTTTTAGACGGCCTTTACTCCGAAAACCGAGATGCGTCGGACATACTTAAAGCAAACAGGAAATTGTTTGCCCCAGAGATACAAGACTACGCGACTGAATTTGATATTATTTTTGAGTATATGAGGGAGTCTAACCAAGACACTACCCTACTAAATTACTACGCCGAAGGGCAAAGCTACGCCCCTCATAAAGACCAAGCAAGGATATCATCGGTTTTATTTTTACGAGCCGGAGAGTTTACAGGAGGAGAGTTTTCTTTCCCTGAACAGGGAGTAACTATTGAGGCCGTGCATAATCGAGCGGTTGTCTTCCCCGGATGTGCGACTCATGCCGCCATGCCTTTATACGGGGTCGGAACAAGAGTCTCAATAGCCCAGTTTATAAATTATGTTGGAAAGTAAATGCCGCTTAAATACCGCATAAGGTTTAACAAAGCTCGTGGACAACCGGGCAGGGGTACGGAAGAGCACGTCTGGCGTGTGCTACAAGACGATACAGAGTGGTTAGCTAGACATGTTATCATTGAAGTGCCTTCTCGAAGCGAGCAGGAAGGGCCAGATTGGAATATAGTGTGCGAAGGCACTATGCTATTTTTTGAAGACACCGATACTGTAGTAATACAGTGACTTAAAAGCAGAGTAGTAAGTAATGATTGAGATTGGATTAGCATTAGGGGCGGCTAAGAAAGCCTTCGACCTCATTCAGTCTGCAATCGACACAGGTCAGCAGGCTAGCGGTTTAATGGATCAAATTGGCGATTTCTACGATGCCAAGGAGAAAGTCCAAGAAGCCAAAGAAGAGCACAGGCGCAAGCCTTCCGGGGCCTACGGGGAAGAGTCCGTAGAGTCCTATGCTCTGAAAGTCATCCAAGCAGAGATAGCTTGTGATGAGTATGAGGCTAAGATTAAAAAGATGTTCATGGCACAGGGCAAGACCCCGCTTTATCACAAAATGCTTAGGGTTAGATCAGCAGAGCGTGACCGAAGAGCTGCGGCGCGGCGCGAGCTTTTGAAAATACAACGCGAGAAGTTACAACGCCAACGTGAGATGAAGAATTTACTCATAGCCTTGGTCGCTTTGGCAATATGTGCGGGTTCTGCAATTTTTATGGCAGCTGTAACAGTAGGGTAGTGTGATGGATTATCAAGTGATGTTCAATGTAACGATAGCAGTAGCAGGATTTGTTGTCGGTTGGTTAGTCAATCGAGTCTTTGCATTATTGGATCGTATAGACGCCGAAATGAAATCTATACCAATGCAGTACGTTACTAAAGACGACTACCGCGAAGACATACGAGAAATCAAAGAGATGCTCGGTGCCATCTTCAAGCGGTTAGATAACAAGGCTGACAAATGAAACTTGATCCCGTCCTGCTAACAATGGCCTGCTCGTGGTCTATGAAGGCTTACAACGACAAGA